CTGACGAATGACATTCACCATAGTGCTATCAGAAATGGCATGATAGATTCTGCCATTGGGAAATGGGCAAAAGCATCACAAAGTGGTGCACGTATCAAAGAAATGGTTAATTTGGCAAAATCGTATATGTCAGTAACGACCAATCAATTCGACAATCACCCACACTTACTGAATGTCCTCAATGGTGTTGTAGACCTACGCACAGGTCAAGTGATGCCACATAATAAAGAGTATTTCTTCACCAAGTACATACCGATTGCATACGACCCAAAAGCAAACCGTGATTATTGGATTAACTTCCTGAAAACAATATTCAGCAACGATGACGAATTGATTTCCTACATGCAACGTGCTGTTGGATATACGTTGACAGGTAGCACAGATGAACATTGTTTGTTCTTCTGCTACGGTGGTGGTGGTAATGGTAAGAGCACGTTTATCAAAGCACTTGAAATGATTACAAGTGGTGAAAGCGAAAGTTCACGTGAATCATACAATAGTGTTGCTGACATCGAAGCACTGTTAGACACCCAACGAAATGCGAATCAGGCAAACATGCACGTGTATAACCTATATAAAACACGATTAGCAATCCTGCAGGAAATGCCTGAAAATCGCAAGATGAATGAATCGCTTGTCAAAAGTTTGACAGGTGGTGACAGAATATCAGCACGTGAACTGTATCATGGTTACATCACATTCGCACCAACGCATAAAATGTGGATTAGCGGTAACTATAAACCACGTGTAACAGGGACTGACAACGGTATTTGGCGACGTTTGAAGATTATTCCGTTTCTTGCACAAATCAGCAAAGACAAGATTAGACCAACATCAGAAATCGAACGTGAGTTCCATCAAAACCGTTCTTCGATTTTAAGTTGGGCTATTGATGGCGCAATCGAATGGTATAAGAACCGACTTGGTGAATGCGATGCAGTTGACAATGCGACTGCGATGTATCGTAAGGAAGAAGATACTGTATCACGATTCATTCAGGACAGATGCGTTGTTGGTGGTACATACAGAGCAAATAAGCAAGACCTGTACGATGTATGGAAAGAATGGGCGCAAGATGAGGGTGATATGACTGCGATGCGAAAGTCAAGTAAGTGGTTGTCGTTGCAGTTGACCACACGCTTTGATTGCTCGTATGCAGGTAGTGGTAATAAGTATCTTGTTGGAATCGGTATCTTGAAAGATGATGGGACTGCCGACAAAGCACCGATTGCATTCAGTGTGATTAGACAACCTGCTGAAGTCAACTAATTTCAGTAGGAAGTGTACGATGGTACGATTGTGTTCAAAAATTGCATAAAAGTTTGTATTTGATTTTCTCATATAGGACTTTATGCAAAATCGAAACACAATCGTACCATCGTATTTTTATTCCATTACTGCATTCCTGACATCGCAGTTGGGGAGGGTTTAAAATGGGAGTTTGGATTTAAAATGGCAGTTTGAGGGGTGTTTTGGAAACTTTTTGAAATTATTTTCTCATGAAAAACTTTCCAAAATAGGGGTCAAACTCCCATTTTATTTTCAAACTCCCATTTTACTTCCATACTGCATATCGACTGTATATAAAACTGACAAAATAATAGTGATAATAGTAGAAGCATATTTTTATTAACCCAATGCGTGTACGTATTTTTGGAAAAAATGGAAAGTTATCCACATGTTATCCACATGTTATCCACATTTCTCAAAACGAGAATAATTTGCATGGGTTGGTATAATATAAGTAGTCGATGTTGTTCTTGTGACACGCTTCATTGACTGACAATACTAAATAGCGAAGCGGTAATGGGGGTGTTTAGATATGACTGATTTTTATGTGCAACGTGAACAATGGCACACAGCGGATAAGTTCCGTGAACATCTATCTAAACATTCCCCACTTGTCGCACCGTGGGTGCAGGGTGTTGTGATTCATCACACATGGCGACCTGAAGTAAGTCAATGGCGAGGACAAACAACGTTCGATGGTATCGTGAATTATTACAAAGCAAAGCGACCACGATGGAACTCTGCACCACATTTATTCATAGTGACAGGTTCACCGAATCCAATCAACGATGGCATTTGGCAGATGACACCGCTCAACATAGAGGGTACACATGCAGGTGCATGGAATCGAACGCATTGGGGAATCGAAGTGGTAGGGAATTACGATACAAGTGCGTGGTCAACAACCACAAAAGAATTGTTGTACGACGCAATCATGATTCTCTTTGCATGGCGCAATATACAGGTATCACGGCAGTCAGTATTAGGACATCGTGAAACAGGTTCAAAGAAGTCATGCCCTGGGAAATTGATAAATATGAACACCGTTCGTAGTGAATTACTGCAACGACAGGGAGGAATGTAGCATGTCACCAACTGACTTGACATCGTTGGAAGTCGCACTGACACGTGTAGAAGCGACAATCGTTGGTCGTATTGACGACTTGGTTCGCAGAGTAGATGGCTTTGAGAGAAAGATAGATAAGCATCAACTGCAAATCACAGAACTTGAAAAAGAAGTCTATCTTTGGAAACGCATAGCCGCAATCGGTGGTGTTATCTTTCCATTGATACTGAAGTATTTGGTGCCATAATGAACGACATCTACTACACACTTACAGGGTGTCTAGTGTTGTTGTTTTTCGCAATCATCATGACGATACCGATTGCATTGGTCGTGTTCGTGATAGCAAAGTTATCAGGAGGATAGAATGGAAGCACGTAAGGAATGGTATAAGAGTAGAACGATTTGGATTAACATCATCAGTCTACTGATAATGGTAATCACCACGTTAGCAGGTTGGAATGAGTTCAAAGAGTACGCACCTGAAATGCTCGCTACTGTCAATGCGCTGAATATCGTAATCAGATTCTTGACATCAGAGGGGATTAAATAATATGCCACCACAGAAACAAAACAACAAGTGGCGTTTCTGTGTACGTGATGCAAACAATCGAACCAAGTGGTTGTCGTTCAATTCGTATGATGAATGTCATACTGAATGGCAACGATACATCAACCGTAGAAAGCATGAAGCGGTTGACGCTGTTGAAATACCTGTTATCGAACAGGAAGATTCGATAGACCTGCTTTGGCAACAAGCATATACGTACAACAGAGAACGCAAGAAAGAAACACACGCAATCATCGTTCCAAATAGACCATTTGCAATCGCATTCTTATCTGACTTGCACATTGGGTCAAGTGGTACTGATTACATCGCACTTCGCAGGGATGCAGAAACCATCAGGGACACAGAGGGAATGTATGCTGTGTTTCATGGTGATGGTATTGATAATTGGATAATACCAAAGATGCAGGGACTTCAACGAGGACAGGTAATGCCATTCGATGATGAACTTGCATTATTTAAAGCATGGATTACGACCATCAGTAGTAAGTTGTTGGTGGTAGTAGCAGGGAATCATGATAATTGGACAACCAAGTTATCAGGTTTCGATTGGTTGAAGTCGATAACCCCACAGCACGCATTGTACGACCCACAACAAATCACATTCGACATACACTTTGGTGACAATGCTGTGCGATTCTGTGTACGACACAAATGGCGTGGTAATTCGATACTGAACCCTACACACGCATTGGAACGTGGTGCAAGGGATATAGATGCTGACATCTACGTTGGTGGTCATACGCACATTGGTACATTGTTTCGTTCGTTCGTAGTGCGTGATAGGGACAGGATTGCTGTCCTGACAGGTACATACAAAGTATCAGATGCGTTTGGTCGTGAAATTGGTGTCCCTGATTCGATGCACCGTGGTTGTGGTGCTGTCGTATTTGATACTGATGGGTCGATGACGTGGATTCGCAATCTAGATGAAGCATCACGATACCTGCGATTCAAACAACAGGAGTATAGTAATGGGTAAAGGAAAGACGCTTCCTAACACCGATAAGCCTCGTTCGACTGCACCGAAAGGGACACGGACATCAGGAAACAGGAATATATCAAAGTACATCGACACCAAAACAGGTGAGTTCAAAGAGGGTGTCAGTCAACAGGTTCGTGATAATCCTGAATCCATCGAAGCGTATCGAACGTGGATGAAAGTGAGAGGGATAAAGAAAGCATTCATCGCTACATTCTCTGAATGTGGCAATATGAGCATCGCTTGTAACATCGTTGGGATTCACCCAATGACGGTGTATGGGTGGTTGCGTACTGACGAAACATTCCAAGAGGATTACAACGTCGCAATCGACTTCGCAATATCGACATTGGAAATGGAAGCACGACGACGAGCATTAGAGGGTTCTGACAGGTTGTTAGAGTTCCTACTGAAAAGTCTAAAACCCGAGGTGTATCGTGAACGATATGAAGTCAAACAGGAAGTATCAGCAGACTATGTTATCGACATCAGTCCCCAACGCATCGAACAAAGTCAAAACATTATTGCATCCGCAGTTGACGTTACCCCAAAGGATGTTCTTGCAGAGTAATGCAGAGTACCGATTGTTTCGTGCAGGTCGTGGTGCAGGTAAGTCGTATGCAGGTTCGCTACTCTGTTTGATGCAACCACCAAACACGACAGGAATTGTAATGGCACCAACATACGGAATGCTTCGTGATGGTGCGATGAAGATTATCCTAGACATCGCACAACGTGCAGGTATCGTGGTTGATTGGAATAAAACCGAGGGTGAATTGGTTCTGCTAGGGAATCGCATCATCAAGTTCCGTAGTGTTGACAACGTGAACCGAATCCGTGGTAATTCTGTTGGGTGGTTGTACTTCGATGAAATGTGTTACATGAATCCTGAAGTGTGGACTGTAGCACTTGGTGCTAGACGACAGAACCCAATGAAAGTATGGGCAACCACGACACCCAATGGTAAGGACTTCGTGTATCACATTTGGAATACTGACGACCCTGCATTCGAAATATTTGGCAGTTCAAGTGCTGACAACATCTTTGCACCAAAAGGGTTCGTGACATCACTTCGCAGTCAAATGACTGAAGAACAATGGCGACAGGAGGGACTTGGTGAAATCATAGACCCATCAGGAACGATGTTCAACAGAGCATGGTTCAAATATGCTGAAGAGCATGAAATCCCAAAGAAACTATCATGGTATAGGTATTGGGATTTGGCTATGACGACTAGAGCATCATCTGACTTCACTGCAAGTGCGAAAGTAGCGATTGACGAACAAGGTACAATGTATGTAGGGGATATTATCCAAATTAAAGCGGAATATCCTGAAGTTCGCAAGTTGATAATCGAAACCGCTTTACAAGAACCTGATGTTATTGTTGGTATCGAAGAAGCGGTAAGTGGTTATGCGGCTATCCAAGAAATACGACGTGTACCTGAACTGTCTAGCACTACCATTCGTGGTGTAAGTGTTGACAAAGACAAGATGAGCAGGGCTATGCCGTGGGCTAGTCGAGCAGAAAGTGGTCAGGTAAAACTGAAATACGCAAAGTGGAATCGAATGTTTCTTGACGAAGTGACATTCTTTCCAAAAGGAGAACATGACGATATGGTAGATGCTGTATCAGGTGCTTTGCAGATGATTAGCAAGCGCAAAATTGATTGGGTGGTGTTGTAATGGCAATAGAAACACTACCATCATTTATGGATTCGCTTCGCACAAGCGACAAGTTGGGTGGTACTTGGGATGCGTACTGCCGTGTCCCTACGTTGTATCGTTCAGTCAACTTGCGTGCTGATGCGTTAAGTTCAGTCCCATACCGAATCGAACGACGCAATCGAAGCGTGGATTGGATGTTCGCTACCACGTTACCTGAATTGCTTCGCAACACCGAATTGTCGCTTCTGTTAACAGGTGCGTCGTTTTGGTTGCGTATCATGAAAGGGAATGTCCTTATTGGGTTTCAGGTGTTGAATCCGTACACCATCGAGGTGTCGATAGACCAAAACAAAATAAACCCAATGAACCCTATACAGTCAATGACATTCACCCAAACTATCAATGGCAAGAAAGTTGGGACATGGACTGCAGATGACATCATCTATTTCCGTGAAATGTCATTCTCTGATGAAGTGCGACATGGATTGCCACCTGTTGCAGTCGCATTACAAGCAAGTCAATTACAGTACTATCAGGAACGGTTCACGTCAGCATTCTTTGAGCATGGTGCTCAACCTGTCACCATCATGTCGATGCCGACTGACACAAGCAAAGAGGAAATGGAACGGTTCAGCAAGGACTGGCTATCCAAGTTCGTTGGTGGCACAGCACGTGCATTCCGTACTGCATTCGTTCGTGGTGGTGACATCAAACCGACTGTCGTTACACCACCGATTAAGGACATGATGCTTCCTGAACTTCAGGAACGTGCAGAACGCAACATCTGTAAGACACTTGGTGTACCAATCACGATGTTGGAAGCGACTGCTGCTAACTATGCGACAGCACAGTCAGATGTCATGTCGTTTTGGCGCACCACAGTCATTCCTCGTTTGGGTATGTATGAGCAGGTAATTAACAACCAACTGCTGATGCCACTTGGGTACAAGTTGGTGTTTACACCTGAAGCGATGGATGTCATGCAAACCGATGAAGCACAACGTGCTAGTGCATTGTTGTCGTTGACACAAGCAGGGTTATCGGTTGACTATGCGATGGAAATCTTGGGATATGACACCGACTTCATCAACAGAATGCGTGAAGCGTCAGCACCACAGGTGACAGAGCAATCACAACCACTGCCACCACCAACGAATCCTGATGCACCCAAACCACAGGTAGAGGATTCGCAGGAAGATGCTGTCGATACTGCGAACGAGCAAACCACCAAAGCATTCGTACTTTGGCGACGCAAAGCGGAACGACGTTTGATAAATCAGAAGTCGTTGGACTTTGACTTTGTACATGATGACATCAGTCCTGAAGATGGTGCATGGATTAAGTACCAACTTGCTGATTGTGCGACTGTGCAGGAAATCAAGTCGTTGTTCGATTCGCTTAAAGCGATGGATATAACACCACAGGAAGAAGCGTTGTACGACGTGATTCGCACCTATCTTGGTGCACGTGGTGAAGAAGCGGTTCTTATCCTGCAATCAGGTCAACCATTACCTGATGGATTTCTTGATGGACTAATTGAGGAATTGCGACCTGTCCTGACTGCAAAGATGCGTGATGACCTGAACAAGTTGGAGGAACGTTACACAATCGACATTGACCCTGCTGTGCAGGAGGACATTATCATTCGTCAATTTCAGGCGTATGCACCAAAACTTATCAAAGAGTTGAATGCGACCACAGAGAAGTTGGTGAAGCGTGTTATCGACAATGCACGTAGTGTTGGTGGTGTCACCAACGAGGAACTTACTATCCAATTGACACCT